TTCCTGAAGAACCACTTGTTCCGTCTGAACCTGAAGTTCCTGATGAACCTGAACTACCTGATGTTCCGTCTGAACCTGAAGTTCCTGAAGAACCACTTGAACCTGAAGAACCACTTGAACCTGAAGAACCACTTGAACCTGAAGTTCCTGAACTACCTGAAGTTCCTGAGGTTCCTGAAGCTCCATCAACACCTGATGTTCCTGAAGAACCGCTTGACCCTGAAGTTCCGTCACTTCCACTAGTTCCTGAAGAACCACTCGAGCCTGAAGTTCCATCACTTCCGCTAGTTCCTGAAGAACCGCTCGAACCTGATGTTCCGTCACTTCCACTAGTACCTGAAGAACCGCTCGAACCTGATGTTCCTGATGAACCGCTTGACCCTGATGACCCAGCGGTAAATCCTGTTATTGTAACAGTACCCCCATAATTATCAGTTAGGGTTACCGTTTGGCTAAAACTATCATATGTACCACCTGTAATATAAGTGTCAGTTAAACCTGTGATTGTTACAGTTCCACCTGTAACATCATACAATTCTAAATTACCTGCAACATAATCTAAAGTACCACCTGTAATACCAGCACCTTGACCTGAAGTTACACCTGTAACTTGGATTTCAGAACCTGTATTTGTTGTTAAATAAATTGTATTACCTGAGTATGTACCACCTGTAATAACAGGGTATGAACCATTAAAAATTCTCCAATTTGCATCGTTTCTTGACACACCACCTTGTCCTTCGATTGTTGAACCAGTCCATGCAGTTATTAAATCAACACCTTGTGAAGTTGTTGACCTAACATTTGCACCATAATCTGTGAATATAACTGTATTAGATGCTCCTGTTGCACTATTCCAAATGGTTTCATAATTGTCAATTTGGAATTGATAAATTTTGTCGGTTTCATAAACATAAACCAACATTCCCAATCTTCTTCTACCCGATGACCAATAATCAGAATTTAATGTTAAAATGTTCGGTGAAAATGCAGCACCTGTTCCTTTAAAAAATTGAACAGGAATTGTTGAACCTGTGATATATCCTGTCTGTCCTGAAAAATCCCATTGCAAATCAGATAGGTTTGCAACTTCCATATAACCACCCGTATTGGACACTGAGTATGTGATACCAAAATTGGAGTTATTTTCTAACGAAACTTGAAAATTTTGTCTTGAGGCCGATTGTGGGTTATTGTATGGAAAACTCATTTTACGCTACTGTATTACCTTTAAAATAAATATTATCATTATCTGTTATGTAGAACGCCAAATCTGCAAAAGTTGTATAAACTTTATACGTATCTACGGGTATTGTTCCTCCTGTATATGTGAAGGTATAATTTCTTATTGTTGAATCTGTAATAATTGTGTTTAGTGAATTTGAATTTCCGTTTACACTAAAATCAATTTGGATTTGTTCTAAACCATTTGTTGAACCTGTTGGTATAATCCATGTGTACCAAGCGGCACCACCAACACTGCCAGCAGGAACTTGATGTGTTCTAAAGTTAAATGCTGTAATTGCATTTCCATAAGTGTCAACACCTCCCGATGTTTGTGGTACAGTTTCAGATTGTACTGCAGGGAATGTGCCACCTGTCCAACCTGAGAATGATACATAATCATTCATATCAATATTAAATTGTGTTGAATTTGATGTATCAGGTATTGATGAATTTGTAAATCCAAAGAATATTCTTGCATTATCCAAATCATACAAATACTGACCAATATTTGTTGAACCACTTTGAGGTTCAATAAATAAGTATGCAAATTCAAGAGTCGAACTTGGTGAAGGAGTAATAGTTGGAGTTGGGGTAGGAGTTGTTGTTTCTGTAGGTGTTACAGTTGGCGTTGGTGTTGGACTTGCACCAGGCGTTTGTGTCGGTGTTGTTGTAACAGTCGGTGTAACAGTTGCCGTTGGTGTCGGTGTTGGTGTAGGAGTTGTAAGACAAATTGGGTCATCATTATATATTACAATAGGTAAACCTGCTACCATTTCGGTTCTTGTCGCGGCTGAATATATTGCGGTTGTTCCTGTAGAACCTGAATAAACAGCAAACGGTCCTAAGGCATTGGATTGTGAACTTATTTTAACCAAATAAGTTTCTGAACATGCGGTTGTTGTTACCTGAGACTGAATTGTCGTTGCCGAACAAGTTGGGTCATTATTAACAACGAATATATTAAGGGTATATGCTGATGCCATTTGAGCTCTTTACATCATAAATACTTTAAGATTAAAAAGTAGGTTGTAAATTTTAATTATATATTTTTATAAAAATAATTAATTTACGGGGTTGGTGTTGCCGTTGGTGTTGGAGTTGGAGATGGTGTTGGAGAAACTGTAGTAATTGAAATACAAAATTCACATTCAGTTGAATTTATTATCACATCAAATGGACATGTTGTATCGCAATCTAATACTTTAAAAATTTCACAGTTGTTCGCATCAATCATTTTTAAAATGACTTGTGATGCTCCGACAAAGATTGATGGTAATAAGAATGTTAATGTTGGCGTGGTTGTACTACCTGTACCAATTAAAGTACAATTATTTAAATCCAATCCACACATATAAAATGTGAATGGAGCCGTACCTGTTACCGATGTTATGTATAATTTTGCACCCATTAATTCTTATATATTATTGTATAAATTACGGCATTTCCATTTTGATTAATCCAATCACAAGCATCATCTTCATTTTGAAATGATAAATTTGGTACTTCAGTTGGTGGGTCAGTTCTAAGGTCTAATATATAATACATAATTATGAGAATGTTACTGTTATTGTTTGTGTGGGTTGACCGCATGAACTTCCATTTAATCCACCCCAGTTTAGATTTTTAATCATTGGTCTTACTGTATATGTTGTACCACCACCACAATCACAACCACTTGAGCTTGTTAAAAAAATTGAATTGTCGGTTACAGTTCCTTGAACACACCCGTTAATAACTCTCCATGTTCTAGAGCCAATAACAACCGAAAAGTTAGTTCCTGTTGTTCCTGTTCTTAAAGCATTTGCAATATCTTGGACTTTAGCATCTGTAACTGTTAATGAAGTACCGAGGTTGTTTGATATTGTCATGTTTGTATAAGTACCTGTTAATTGACCTCTAAATGTTGTCCAAGCATTTTCAATTGATGCTGAAGGAGCACTACTACCTGTAAATGTTTGTGAAAAAGTAACACCACTATTAACAACATATGATGTCCAATATCCATTTGTGTTCAAATAATTTTTTGCGGTTGTCGTATCTATAAATGTCTGTGTCTTAATTACAGAGTTACACAAATTAATAAACCCTTGGTCAGTACGTCCTGTCGCCCTCCAAAATTGAACATAAGCAAAACCACCTGTTGGTGTTGGTTGTGTACCACCACTTTGTGGATATGCAATAACATATCCCAAATCTTCATCAGGTCCATTCCACCATTGTAAACCTGTGGATGTAAATCCGCTTGTTGGCACGCCTATTGCCAAGTTTCCAACTTGTTCAGTACCTGAGATTGTTGAGCCTGTATTATAAGCAAATGGTCTTGTGGTTGCCATATGTTATAAATACCAAAAAATTAAATATTAGTAGATTTTATTTAACACCAAAAATTCAGAATAGATTGAATTTCCTGCATCCGCAGAACTCCATTGTGCTGTAATGTCTAAAGTGTTAGAAATTGTTGTATCAAATGTCGTATTGTTTAAATCTGTAAAATCTGAACCTTCAAATGTTGTGCTAGCATCTTTTGAATAATTAAATTGTCCTCCTGACAATATTGAAGCGGTTCCTGCGCCACCAATATTTCTAATTGTAAAATAAATCTGTAAATTAAAATGTTTGTTAGTTGATTGCGACATTGTTATTGGTCCAATAGTACCTAAAACAATTGCATTTGATTTTATTCTAATTGTTAATGTATCATTATTTTTAGATGAAATATGACCCATAATTGAAACACTAAAAGAGTCTCCAACTGTAAAACCGCTAGGTGGAACATTTAGGGTACCAAGACCCGTACCAACAATAGATGATTCCGATGTTGTTGCAGAAACAGGTATACTATCACTTGTTTGTGAAAATAACCCATAAACCACAGGATATGGTGCTGGTGCCGCAGATGTCCCACTAGTTCCTGAAGAACCACTTGAACCTGATGTTCCGCTAGTTCCTGAAGAACCACTTGAACCACTTGTTCCTGAACTACCTGAAGTTCCTGAAGAACCACTTGAACCTGATGTTCCGTCACTACCACTAGTTCCTGAACTACCTGAAGTTCCTGAAGAACCGCTTGAACCACTTGTTCCTGAACTACCTGATGAGCCACTTGTTCCTGAACTACCTGATGAACCACTTGAACCTGATGTCCCGTCACTACCACTTGTTCCTGAACTACCTGATGAGCCACTTGTTCCTGAACTACCACTAAATTGTTCTGTTAATGCTGAAAATGGTATTGAATATGTCACCCCTGATGGTACCAAGTCATAATTGACAATGACCATCAATGAATCGGGTGAACCTGATGTTGCTAAAGGAAGTTGCGATATTGGTAAATTTGCCATTTTATATAAATATATTTTGTTGTTTTATTATGCGGGGTTCCAAATTATTTTATCACCATTTTCTTGTAATATAAAGTCACCATTTTCTTGTAATATAAAGAATGTATCAACACTTGATGGTGTTATTGTCGGCGTAACGGTAGGTGTGGGTGTTGGTGTTTCTGTACCCGTTGGTGTAACAGTAGATGTTGGTGTAATTGTTGGGGTAGATGTTATAGATGGTGTAATTGATGGTGTTGGTGTAATTGTTGGTGTTGGGGAAGGTGTTTCTGTCACCGTTGGTGTAACAGTAGGTGTTGGTGTAATTGTTGGTGTTGGAGATGGTGTTGGTGTAAACAAACATGGGTACCCTGATTGGTCATAAAGTACCACTTGGAATGTGCAATCTTCATCACACATTATTTGTTTTTTTACTTCACAATTATTACTATCAATTAACTTAACAACAATAATTGGTGCAGTATCATATAAAGAAGGTAGATAAAAAACTTGTCCTAATGTTGTACCACTTAATACCCCAACGTAACTACATAAAACTTCAAGCAAATCACAAACATAGACATCATACGGTGTTGTACCCGTAACGTTTTGTATGATTAATCTTGATGCCATTATGTTTCACAATAAATATCATAATCAATGATTAGACCACTAATAAACTCCGAGTCACTCAATTGGTCTGTAGTACCATCACACTCGGATTTAATCTCTATTACATTTGTTATTGGATTTACTGTATACGAACCAACACCCGTAATTCCTGATAAAATATTTTCAATGGTATCAACCCATAAAGACTCACTTGGTACATCAGACAATGTAGTTCCCGTGTAAAAATTTTCAGTATATGTATTACCTGAAATCTCAACTGTTGCGGTGTATATCGCGTTTGACAATACACAATTTGTGTTACCTGATGTTAAATCATAAAAGCCTTCATTTAACATAGATTCAAAATCTCTTTTGTTATTGTATGTTGTTGTAAATCCACTACTAACAATAGGTATTACTTGATATCCACTAACTGTTGGTGTACATGGTACTACAATACTTCTAGTTAATGTACATCCACTAGAATCTGTTACTGTTAATGTATATGTTCCACCGCTTAACCCTGTTGGATTTGGACCACTAAATAATGATAAATTTTCCGACCATTGATATGTAAATGGTGGTACTCCGCTAAATATTGTAGTTACAATTGTACCATTGTTATTATTGGGACCACAATTTGTTGTTGACAAACCAAAATCTAAAACTTCAGAATCTTCAATTGAAAATGATGTGTAGACCGAACAATTGTCTTGGTCTCTGACTTGTAATTCATAAACACCAGATGTGAGTCCGTTAAATGTTACCGCAGATTGTATAATATCAATATATTGTGTTACAGCAATATTATTTTTAGTTAATATCATATCTAAAACACCTGTGTATCCTGTTCCAACATTTACTGAACATGTACCATTGTCTGAACCACAAGTAGTCCCTGTTGTTGACGCGCTAAGTGAGAATTTATCTGATGTTAAAATAGTAACTTCTTGACTGTATTCACAACCTGATTGATTACTAATCACAACAGTATATGTCCCACCATCTAAGTTAGAAAATGTTTGTTGTGTTAAATTTTGTATAAATTGCTCAGTACTAGAATCTGGTTTTATTAAGGTATATGTAAATGGTGTATTACCAATAACATTAACTACTATTGTACCACCGCTAATGGAACACGTTGAATTTGTTGTTTGAATCCCTAAAACCGAAAATCCACCAGAGTCTTGTAAGTACACTTCAGAACTTGTAGAACATAGTGTTGCATCCGTCACCTTGAATATTGTCGTTCCAGGACTAAATCCTGAAAAAACAACATCTGTTGAATAACTTATTAAAGTACTTCCATTACTACCCGAATAATAGAACGGTCCTGTACCACCTGTTATAATAATTCTAACCGTCCCATCTCCCGAAAAACAAGTTGGGTTTGTTGTTTGTAAAGAAACAATTTCAAGTGGGTTTGCATTGTTTACTGTGGCAATTTTAGTTGCTGCGCATCCTGTTGAATCTGTAACTGTAACACTATATGTGTCAGCAGTTAATCCTGTTATTGTCGTTCCTGTTGAACCGTTGTCCCATAGATAAGTAAATGGTGGATTACCTGTCAATCCTGTGATTTGTACTTTACCCACATTACCATAACAATTAGTATCGTTAACCACATAAAAACCATAATCAACAGGTGTTGATGGTAGTATAATTATTGATTCTGAATAACCTGAACAACCACCATAATCTTCATAATAAGCGTTATACACACCACTCGGAATTGATGTTAATTCTAATTCACCGTTTGATGTGATACCTGTTTGAATTAACGTCGTACCAGAATAAAGTTTTAACGTAATTGGATATGCTGTGGATGTTGCAGAAAGTGATATTGAACCGTCGTCTAATCCACATGTTGTTGCAGAAACTGATGTAACATTTAAACATCCGCCACTGGATACAATAACGTTAATATAAAATTCATTATTTACATCACCTAACGCATCATTAGCCCTGATAATATATTGTCCCGCCGATAATCCTGTTTTAGTAGAACCTGTACCTAAATTTGGTGTAACAAAATCAATAGTGTAAGGTTCAACACCACCCGATAAACTTACTGTTATAATACCCGAATTGGTATTATAACAATCACCAGTAACATAAAAATTATAATCAAAAGCCGCCATTAACTACAAGATATTTCCACATTTATTCCAACATTTAATGTTAGTATTTTATTTGCAAACAATTCTATACAACCCGAATTAGAAATAATTAATCTATTAATATCAACATTATAATTCAAACCGTATTGATAAATACTTGACAAGTAAGTATCCAAGGCATTTACCCACTGTTCTTCACTTGGATACTCGTATATTCCATATCCTGTGAAAAAGGGTTGTTGTATTAATATCGTATCATCAAGTCTTAAGTCAATATACCAAGTAGAGGCAATAGAACTTGTATTACAATTGGCTAATGTATAACCACTTGACGCTATAACAGAATTGGTTGCAATTGCCAAAGCGTCTGAGAACGAATTTATAATTGATGTTGTACCACTCCAAGGTATTGTACTTGCGGTTAACGTTTCGTCAATACAATCATAAGAAAATACAACACCATCAGCAACACAAGGTGTACAAAGTAATGTCGTAACAATACAACCTCTTTGTCTTCTATATACATATTTTTGTCTATGAAATGCCGAGTTTTCATATTTTAAACCACCATTCCATATTGTAGATGATGGTATTACTTGTTCTACTAATTTTGTCCAATAATCCCCAATACCTAAACAATAATCAATCATTTTCTGATACGTGTACTTGTTTGTCGTAATTCCTTGGTCTTCTAATGAAGTTAAGTATTTCCAATAAACAAGTTGTAATGTTGGGTATCCTGAAGATTTACCATCAGTTGTAAACCATCTATTTCTAACATTAATCATGTTATAATAAAAATCCTGAGCAAATTCGGCAAAAGTTTTTACTTGTGGTTGTGGATTTACATATGTCCAATCTATATTTCCTGGTGATGGATATGGTGTTGTTAATCCTGTATATGGAATTGGATAGTTGGTAAGGTTAGATTGTTCCCAAACATCATAAGTAATTCCTTGACCAACATTTAAAAACAAGTCAACATTTTTAACGTTAACTGTCAAACTATCATCAATGTTTAATATATTAGTCTGTGTCGATTCAGATTTCAAAGTTGATTTATTCGCTAAAACATTAAAACCAATTCCATTTAAATTTGGAAACTTTCTGTATCTATCTAAAAATTGTTGTCCAAAAGATGGTGCTTGTTTTATTACTTTAACACTTGGTGTTGTACTCGTATATGTTAACTGTGTTGTTTCTACTAATGTTTCACTAACGTGAAATGAATTTTGTTCATACCATCCTTGTCCTTTTTGGAAAAAGAAGTTATTTGTTTGGTCAGGAGTTTTAGTATATCCATTTTCATTTATTGGGTAGTCAGCAATTGTGTATGGTGAATTACTTGATACAACATTTGTTGTAAAAGCACTATATGTTTTTCCTTTTATTTTATATTCACTACCAACTAAATACCCAGGTATGTTTTGATTGTATGTACCACCTGATATAGTTGCATATCTATTTAAAAAGTCTTCATATGAAATTTTTCTATCTGCAACATATATTGTTTCGTTGAACTCAATTAACGCTTCGGGAGCCCCAATCATTCTCATTAAAAATTCTACCGATTTTCTTGTTCCTTTTGATTTAAATAGGTTTGACGCATTTAATATTAATCTTCTATAAAACTCAAAATTAAGCTCTGATGGTGTTTCATCTCTTGTCCATCCCTCATATATTGATTTGTTTTTTACACCATACGTTGATGTTAAAAAATCTTCATTAGATATTGGTGATATGTTTGTGTTCCATCCTAATGTTTTTGCCAAATTTATTAAAAGAGCTGATGGTATATCATTTTCAGATACATAATCAACCGATGTCATTCTTGCCAATCCATCAATAAAAACTTTTGTCTCATCAAAACTTCTACCATATATTTGTAAAACTTTTTCAATTTTTTGGTCAGGTGTATCAAACTCTTTAAATGAATCTGTTATCAAAAATCTACTAATTAGATTTGTTTTAAAATTATCAATCTGTGACGCAAATAAATTTAAATTATGTAAATAAACATTAAAATTATTTGTTATTATGTCTATATTCCAAATACCATATAAGGGCCATGTCAAATATTCATAAGAAGTATAAAATTGTCCATTTTCAGTTTCTTTTGGAACCTTGAATTGTGCTGTGTATTTTGGTATCACAAACCTATTTAACAAAAATTGTTCTACAGCATCAAAATCATTTAAGAAAACCATTTCGGTTTTTAATTTATTTGGTCGGATAACCAATGAAGTTGTAACGTTACTTAAACCTGAAAAAGGATTTCCACTAACAGAAAAACTAATTGTACCAGCGGTTAAAGATTGTGATGGTGTAAAAAATGTTACATGATATTCTTCAGATTCACTACCTAAAAATAAAGAATAATCTAAATAGTTTCTCGTTAAATTTCTTAAATAACTAACATCATCAGGTCTAAGAGATATGTTCCTTTCTGCATTTACAGTATAATCAATGTCTAATGTATTTTTTATTCTAGCAACATCCACATCAAAAGATGTAAAATTTTCATTTTGATTATACACAATATTTGTTGCAGTATAACCAGTAGAATAATCAAAATATACCTTATCTATTTCAATAGCCGCGGGAAAAAAATTAATTATGTGCCTTACCGAAGTTGAAAGTCTTTTAGTTAATGAGCCATATAAGGTAAAGTTAGTTACATCGGTTAAATCGTATGATGGGTAAACTTTTAAATCGATTGCCAATGCCGCTCTAGCCTGCTCTAAATCAACGTTTAAAGTATCTAATGTAATCGAATCAGAAAATACACCATCGGGATAATCCGTATCAATTTTTTCAGTAACACCATAATCCCAAATAAAATTAGTATTGGTAAGTCCACCACCTTTGGTAGTTTGAAAACCAACTAACTCTTCATTCGGGTCTAAAAAACCCGCACCAGGATTTGGGATTACTATTTTATTCATTATTCGGGTATTATATTATCTAAACTATAATTGAATGCAATATTATTAAGTCTATCTTGACGAACTTCATAAAGTAAGTTACCGAAATCATCCCTAACTTCAAACAGATTATATTGTTTATATATTCTACTTTCAGAATCATAAATGGTGTAGACACCTGTTTCCATTGCTTTACTTTGGTTACCGTATAACGCAATTGCCACACTATTTAAATCATATTCTGCCATTTCAATTTCAATAGTAAATGGGTTGAAAAATGTGTTTGTTAATATAACATTTTGACCTGGTTGTCCAATATATGGAACAGCATTTGGGTTGTTTGATGGAGCACTTGATGGTGATACGGTACAAAAAACTAAGTTTTTTGCCGATGGAGCGTCAATATATCTGTATCTTACTGAACTAATATTACTAGTGCCTGGTTGACTAACAACAGCATCAACAAAAAAAGAAGATGTTATCATCCTATAAAAATTAGGAATTTTAGTACCATCAGAATTTAAATATTCTACTCTATATCCAACAAGACCTTGTGAAACAAATCTATTTCTAAATTGCGAATCTACATTATTTGTATCAATAACTAACCCCTTAACACTTGGTAATGCCGCTAAAACACCGCAATCTGTTAAATTAGTTCTAATTTGTACAGGTCTAACCATTAAAGTGTAAATTCCAACTTTATTAAATTCTGTTGCAGGTAATTTCATATTATACAAACCACCTAATATTTCATTAGTACCACCACCTGTATTGGCGTTGTTAAAATATGGTGTTAATATTTGTGATGCGTTTAATTTTTTAATTACAGGATTTGATGTAAAATCTCTTGATGGTGTATAAACCATAATGATTTCAACATCTTCGGGTGCCATGTCGGCGGGTCTAGTTATACCATAGGTTCCAAGTGCCATATTATTGTTCTATTATTTTAAAATATCCATATCCGTATTTTATGAGGTCTCCGAGATTGTCAACTTCCCCTAATCTTAGAAAACTTTCAGTCCCTGATAATCTACCTCTATCAATAAATACATTTGATTGTATTTCTGTTGCGTTTACCATACCTATTAATATTTCTTCTTTTACTATCGGTACTGGTGTCATATTATATTCTGTCATACCTGATACGATTGGAATTACTTTGTCAGGTTGTGATGGATTTATATACCCTGTAATGAATAGAGTGTATCCTGCGGGAAAATCATAATACAATACATTGTCATATGTATACCCTGTGTAATCATCTTGTATCGCAGTAATCCAACCAATTACAGTTTCTTTTCTATATACAGGTGCACCAACAACATAGGTGTATGGTCCATATTGTTTTAATTGTGTTACTTTAGAAGTTGTAAATCCTGTGACAAAATAAGGTACTGTTGTGTAATTTGAACTTTTTTGTGCGTAAATAGAATTATAACTATCACCTGTAAAAATCCATTTATACGATATTGGTGTTGCCGACCAAGCGCCTGAGTTCATAATAAAATAATATTCCCCATCAGGATTATTAAAACTTACTTTACTATATGGGACAGTAATATTTTTTGTTGTTACAGTTGTTCCCCAAGCCGCGGTACCACTAAGACTAACAGAATAAATTTTACTTTTACCATCTATTAGTGGTGGATATGAGTGCTCAATATAACTTGGGTACTTTTTAACAAAAGTTTCAATTGGTGATGCATCACCCCAATCAATATTATAAGTGATTTCTTGAGATAAAGCCTCTGATGTATTATAAACAAATAAATTATATGGTGACCCTGTTGTTGCCGAATAAATAAAATTATTATTAATATCTTGTTGATATATCGCACCATCAAAACCAGAATAATAACCAATATCCTTATATGATTGTTCAAAAAATACAGGAATTGTTAAACCTGTCAAAACAGAATCACCATTAGTACCACCCGATAAAAGGTAAGTTAACCCTGTCCAAGATTGTTCAGTCTTACCACTAACATTAACATTAACGATTGCAGATTTTAAAAACTCTTGGGAAATAACTATATTGTATTGTTCAGTGTTCACGGATTTACATATTCATACCATTTTATGGGTTTAGATGTTGTTCCAACCCTTGTTTCGTCTGTTATTGTGTCGTCTAAATAAACTTCATATTTGTACGTATCGTAGTTTAATTTTAATGTATAGTAAAAATATGTTTCTTGTGAAAAATTAAATTTATCTTGTAGTTCACCTTGAGTTATATTCATCATTCTTTTAAATTGTCCAATACCCGCATCATAATACTTACATGACATGTACAAGGTATCGATATCAATGAAATCTCTATTTTTTAACCAATAGACATAATACCCTTCTTTATCACCAACATGATTTAAGGAAAATTTTGGTTTTTTAATCTTTACCGTATTTTGTCCTATAACCGCATCTGTTGTTAAACCTTGTTGTGCGGGGATTATAATAGTTAATAAGATTTGTTGTCTTGTACTTTTTTTACCGTCATAAAAGTCTAACTTAAAATAAGATTTATTGAAAACTCCTTCGTAATAATAAATTTGTCTGTTTGTATATCCATTAGCTCTATAATCTATAACCCAATTATCACTATTAGTCGTTGCGGTAATTGACGAATCGGTTTGAGCAGAATAAAAATAAAATTCATAATTTATCGAAGTATTATTTGGTGGTTCTTTAATAGATTCTCTCCAAGGTAAATGTGAATACCTTATAGTCTCTAAATCGTCAATCGGGTTAATACTTTGTTGTATGATTTCTGTTTCAAAAACATCAATACTTTCATTCACCCCACCCAAATCCCAAGGCGCTAATATCGGCAAGTTAATTGCCAAATCACCTGTCAAACCAGATATTGGTGGTACGGGATTATATCTAAATCTATAATTATTCACAATTATCAGATATAGGTTCGTCGGTTATTTCAACCTCAAAGTTTATGTTCTTAAACGGTGTAGTTAAAAGAAATAATACATCACCAAATGGGTAATGAGCGTCATTCAAATATGGATAATTAACACCAACATCACCATCAGATTCACCGTATGGTATTATATCACGCCAAATCCATTTGTTTAATCCTTCGGAATAATAAGCCCAAGGTTTTTTTGTTGTGGATATTTGACCGTCAGAGCTAGATAAAGTTGTGTAAAATTCTCTAATTGTGATTGGGTGGTGTGGTTGATAAAAATAACCTGGTGGTATTGTTGACCCGTTATCATTTGTTTGATAAACCGAATCATTAAATGTTATTTTGTGTTGGCAATTAGATACAACATATTCCGTTTGTTCTATTTCATTGTATTCACAAAAGTCACCAATTAAAATATCATCTTTTTTAGGTGGTATATTATAATAAAAATTATAAAGTTTAGTAAGTGATGCTCTCTGATATGTACCTACACTTATATTCTCTAAACTATCAACATTATTAATTCCCCACCAATCGTCAATCACATCTTGATGAAAATTAAAATTCCAACCATATTGTAAAGCTTTATTAGTATTCAATAATGGTTTATTGAACCATCCATAATAACCTTTATTAATTATTGTTGCGTAAAATTTGGTTATTGGTTTAAAGTTGTTATCATATATTTCTTTAATATCAAAATCGTTTTGAAATGTAAAACTATAACTTTGAGTTCCTTCTTTAATTGAAACTCTTTGTTGTAAGTTTGGTGTTAGGGCAGAATATTCCATTTTTTGTTGTGTTGAAAATGGATTGTTTTCAAACCCTAAATTATTAATATTCGAATCTGTTTCATTGGTTAAAAGTTTATGTAATCTAACATAATACTTAGATTTTGTTTCACCTGAATTTTCAATATTAACAATACGTTTAAGTGTTCCTGTGGTACCATTTAAAAATGTTGTACCTGTATAACCAAGGTCCTGAATTGAAAAACTTGTATTTGCATTGTCGTAATTTGGTTCTCCTAATAAATCAACTCTAAACAAATTGTTATTATTGTATTTTATTGACAATTCAACATATTGTGATGTTTGTAAATTGTGGTTACCACCACATCTAAAAGTAATGTATTTCACACCATTTATAACATTATTAAAAAGTGTAAAAGGTATACCATCAGACGCTTTGAATGAAATTGTGTTACCATCCAATTGCTTATCAACATAACTCATTTTTTGTTCTGTTGATGAAGAAAAAGGATAACTTAAAAACACAGACCAATTATATGTTGAGGCGCTTTGAGGTTTAAATAGTATGTGTTTATTATCATAGTCAGTTCTTATGAAATTAAACTCGTTGTATTGTGGAAACCCGTTCCATCTTAATCCAAAAGTATCTGGTACTCTTTCAAAGTTGTTAAATAATATTTGGTTGTTTTCAACAACTTCTAATCCATTAGTTAAATATAAGAAATTTTTAAATCCATCATAATCTGTAGAACCTTCAATTATATTTGAAAATATATTTGTTATTTTTCCACTAATTCTAAACAATGTTGAATTTTGTCTTTCAACTTGGGATTGTTCTAAAAGGTTTACATTCCTTGTTCTGTCTGATTCAATGAATTCTTTTTGGTCAGATATAAACTCGGCAGGGATAGAAATAATTCTTTCAGTCGCACCTTTATACCTGTCACTACCTTTTAATATTGTAATATCACTTTGTACTCCTGCCATTATAAATCAATTAAATTTTTCTTTACAAATATGTCGTATGCTGTTTTTCCAACTTTTAAACCAAAATAAAAGTGGAATGGCGCACCAACAATAAATTTTGATGGGCTGTCAGAATTTAAAAATCCATCATATGTAAATCCTGTTACAATACCTGTTGCACCTGTTAATCCAATTGAATCATAAATGTATCCAGGTCTTTGCGTTGTTGGGTTTTTAATTCCGCTTTTAAAATACGTATCATCATTTAGTCGGTCAATTCCTTGATATGGTATTATTTTAAAGTCACTTCTTTTGGTTGCCCAGTTATTATTTTCAGAACCAAAAATACTTTGTTTACCTGTTGGTTTTAATTCCCATTTATACATTGGTACTGTCTGTGAGTTATGTCCAAAAAAGTTATATGCAAACTTTGTTGGTGTATCTATAAATATTTCTCTACCAGGTGTTACCAAATCTCTTGGTGTTGTATCACCACTAAAGAAGATACCAACAATAGGTTCAGGTGTCGCATTAAAAAATAAATTAGCGTCTTTATATGTTTCAGGTGAAAATGGTACCACACCAAGTTCACTATTAATACTTGTTAATTGTGCGTAGTCACCATCTATTTTTTCACCAGGTCTACTAAATAATTCTCCAATACCACCACCAAATGATAATAATTTTTTTAAAAAACTGTCATTTGATAATCTACTTATAATAAATAATTGAGTTATGTCACCAATATTTGAATATGATGTGGCTTCAAGTCTATCTATATTATATCCTTGAAATTCTGGTTTATTACAAATAAATTTAACAATGTTATCTTTAGGACCTAAATCCATCATTGTTGTTGGATTACCTAAAAAGTATTCATTTGAACCTTGTTCTGTAGTATTTCCTTCTATTGTCTTTCCTATAAATTTTGCAGTACTTTGATTATATGGTGATGACCTATAAAAGAATGAATTATTTTCTTCTCTGAAAACTATCTTGTCTTTACAATACAAATATGTTGGGTTTTTTGTTTCTAATGCAGGATATACTTTATCGTTTTGGAAACCAGGCATATATAAAACACCATTAATCCATTGATTTGTAAATGTCATTCCAACAACATTTCTACAGATTGCAAAACCCATTAGAAATCTTGACCTCCACTCGGCAAACGCTTTTAAATCCGCAGCAATAGCCAACTCCTTTGCAACTAATCTATAACATCCATTAACCATTATTGGATAATCTTTATCACCGCTAGTATAATATACATCAGGATAATCATCTTTTGGTGTTTTAACAGATATACTATCACCTGCAGTTTGTTGATATGCATCTAAAGGCACCATGTTATTACAACTAAACGAACTAATAACTGATGTTGTTCCTGAACCATAAGCTTCTTCAAAATCCACACCTTGTCCTGTTGTAAAATCTGAATTTGCGGTTACCGTTCCTAATATCTCAGTAGAAATCCCATCATCTGAAACAACCGAAAGTGTAAAAGATTTGTTTTGAGCGAAAACAAATCTGTCATCAAATGAACTTGAACGTGGTAATCTATCAGACCTCATTATTATTTTACTATTTGATGACATGTTCATAGTTATTCCTGTTGAATATACATTTGTATTATATGTTACTAAACCCGCCCCACACCACCTTGTTCCTATAGTTTCAGTACCTTTACATCTTCTAGCCATCAATCCACCACCTTCAACATATTCATTTTCAAAGTAACTATCGGGTGAATTATTCACATATGTATTTGGTCCTGACCACGCCCCACTTGGTACTGTTTTACCCGCAACATAATAACCACTTAGTTGAGTTCCAATAGGGTTGTTTATTTTTATATCAGGATTATCTGAATCATTTTCAGAATCAAAATTAGAAAATAAAGAATGATTGTGTGTTGTATACGCACTATATTTAAAAAGTCCTGTACCTGTAGATGCGGTAAAAACATATGACGGACTAAATAATGACACACCATTGTTATTGATAATTTTATCGTGACGTAATAAACTTAAATTATTATTGATTGGTATGTTTAACTTATAATCTGATTCAACAACTAATTCACCATCACTTAATCCAAATGGTTTTGATATATCAATTTTAGTTTTTTGTCTAGTTGTATATGGGTCAACACCTTTCATTAACATAACCACACCTAAATTTTTATAGTTTTGAATTGATTTTAATTGTTTTACATTTGTAGTACCATAATTGGGGTTATTATCTTTATCGGTAACATTATTGAAAACTATATCCATCTCACCATCAATGATACGTCTATAAAAACTTTTAGAATAAATTGTATTATTTTTCGTTTTATTGGTTACAATATTTTCAATGTCACCAACAGTTGTCGCGGTAACAACTTGGTGATATTCGATGTCAGATGGAAATGTATAACTACCAATACCATTTGTATATAATGTTTGGTTAATTGCAAATGATTTTTTAATCATTCCTCCGCCATTTGGTGATGCGTAAGTTATTTCTATTTCAGTAGTACCAGATGGTATTGTTGTACCTGTAACTGAAAAATTATTTAATCCATTTTGTACTGTAGACGCACTTAAAATATTAATATCATATGTCCTATTTAAGTTTACAAATGATATCATAGAACCTGTCGTAAATGTACCGATTTGGTCGGCATCAACTAAAAATACTAAAGGTTGGTCTTCATAAAATGGAGTTGCTCTATCTTTATTTTTTTCATAATTAGGAAAAATTTTTATTCTATTTGACCCACCACCATCAACATTGTCAAAATAATGTCCTTTTGTGTTATAAAGATTAATTCTTTCGGGTAAGGGAATTTCGTTTTTACTCCAATAAGATTCATTATTGGTGTTATTATAATAGGGTGTTCTTGCGTAGTTTTTAGTGTCAACATCATCTCTACCTGCAATAACTTCACCAAAACCTGAATTTTTCTTTAATATTAAAATGTCATTATCAAGGTTTTCAAATGGTTGATATACACCAGGTAAATTAACGTCCGCCAATGGTGATGAATTAACATCACCATTAGATAATGTATCGATTCCAAAATTATTACTATCATCATTACCACCATCACTACAATCACATGTTGAACAATCAGGATATGTAATCATTGGTAAATTAAATGCAGGAAATTTAAATTTTCTAATTTTATTGAATAATGCGGTTACTATTCCTGCGGCCGCTGCCCAAGCAATTGCTTTTAAAGCGAATGGTAGTACTAGTAAAAATGTCGCACCAAAACTTAATGCTGAACCTGTAGCCGCGGCGGCGGCAGCAAGAGCTTCTTGTGTTGAGTTATAAATCGCCAAAGCGATAAACGCGCTTAATAATATTGGTGCAAAGTTATTCCATAAAAATTTAACAATATGATAAATTATTATTAATGCTGCTCCAACAATTGAAAGTAATTGAAATATAATGGCAATGATAAAATACAATAAGTCAAAGTTCCTAACTCCGTCATTTGTTGGGAATTTATTGACTTCGCTTTCACAACTTCTTTCCAATATTTCTTTGATTGATAAGAATCTACCTCTATTGGTACCTTTTCTATATTCATCAATTAATTGAGCCGTTGTGTATACTTTGTTATAATTAAATTCATAAAAAAAATCTCTACAAGAAATTGCTTCGTCTTTATCAGGATAATCATCCCAATCTAAAGAAAATGAATATGATTTTTGTAATAACGCTTTTTGGTATGGTATATTTTTAAACGTTAATTTTACTGTTCTATATGTGTTTAATGTTTGTGTTCCTGAATTAAAGTTTATTGATTTAGCCTTTTTATCTATAACAATTTTTATAATACCTCCTTTAGGTAAATCAATCCATTTACTATTTTTAATTTCAAAATCTGTTGAGCCAGTTTCTTTAATATATATTGTTATTTTATTATACTGTCCCTCAATTTTATCTAAAAATAAAGTTGTTTTTGCCGCAAAAGAACTTGTAACTATTTCCTGTATTTTAAGATTGTCATCACTAAAAACATATTGTTCTGTTGTTTCAGGTAAGTAATTTGGGTCTGAATTACTGTTTTCCCACCCATATTCTTTAATGTTTGGAACTAAATAATTCGCTCTTAATAAGGAACCCTTTGGATTAAACGCACTAAGATTTATTAAACCAGGTCCTATTATACTATCACTAGATTGTATTGCACCTAATTCTTTTTCACCATCTTCCCATTTAATTTTAAATCTATATTTTCCTTTTGTTGGTATACCAATCTTAGGGTCATTTGATAATACTAATTCACCAAATTCATTTGTTGTGACATAATCTAAATTCATAGGTACATCAACTACAAATGCACCGTTTTCATCAATTACTTTACCCCCTTGTTCAAGTTGATATTGTTCTAAAACAGGGTCACCATTAACATCTGAATTAATTGTTTGTCTGATAGCCAATATTCTACCAGGTGATGCAACCATACTACATAGGTCACCCTGTTCAGTACCTGGTTTACAATTGTTTCTTAGATAAGCGCTTTTACCTGAAGACATTATTGACCCCATAAATGTTGATACGGGTTCAATAACAATATTTGAATCTCTTAAATCAAAGTCTACTCTTGTTATTCCTACGTCGCATTGGTCCCCAACACCCCAAAAACTTGATACTGATAATGTTTTTGCCTGTGTAACTAATTGCGGTAGTGACGCCAAATCTGACGAACTTTTAAATTGGTTCCCATCAAATTGTTTTTCTGTTGCTCGACCCATTCTTATTAAATCAGTAGGTCTTAAAGAAAAACAACCCATATCAGATAAATCAACATCCAAAAAAACTGTTTGGTTACCTAGTGGAACACCAACAATCATATAGTCACCTGATTCATTAGTTTTTACGGTATACTTATAATATTTTTCATAGATTGATAATACTTCTTTTCTTGTTGAAACATCTTCTCTGGTTGGGAATGTTCCTGTTGCAACGTGTCCATCATATGATGGTGTGTAAGGTAATAGGTTATATCTATACCCGTCTTCGTTTTTAGTTGAAATATCTTTGTATGGGTATAAAGTTGATATTATAGGGTCGTTTTCGTCTATAGCGTCCAAAGGTACAAAAACAGAAACTTTGGCGTTAGGTACACCAAATCCACCGTTAGCAACAACCCTACCAACAATTACCCCATAGTCAGAACAAAATCTTCGATAAACATCTGATTGTGTAAGTTTCAAAGATAAAACTTCCAAAAAATCAAAATCTTGGTCAATTTGTACTCTTATTGATTTATCTGAATTTTGAAACCCGTCAACAGATGTTCTTATCCTATAACTTTTTGGCATATGATTTTGTTTTCCATAAATAGTTTAAGTATGATTTTAATAAAATAATAAAAGAAGAAACCTTGTGAAGATTACTGTAAAACTCTAACCCCGATATCTTTGTTTGGGTATCTTATTTGATAAAATTCTGTAGGTTGAGCATATATTATATCATTCACTAATTTAATTTTTTTTGTTGCCGCGTCTTCATATTTCTGTGTTGTTTGTGACGTTGAGTAATTGCCTCCAACTCTGTTGAAAACGTCGACATTTGAGATATTCACAACCCCTTCGATTCCTTGTACAATCCTTTTAATTTCAGATATAAGTACGTCTTGACCTAATTCTCTAGATTGTGGTAACATATATGCATCCACTTGACTTATTATTTGTGATATAATTGCGTTTTGATTATTTGTTTTTGCCAATGTTACAAAAATTTCAAAAGCCAAATCAATTACTTTACCAGTATCAACCTGAATGTAATCATTCATCATTCTATAATTTGACAAATAGTTAGCAACATTATCTTTTAAAACTTGTGGAACATTTTGTGTCATTTTACCACTAGTGTCTTGTGTTAAAATTATAACATTTATTTTGTTGTTGTTTTCAAGAATGCCATATTTTGCGGGTACCCCATATTGACCAGGCATTTTTGTTAGTAAAGAATAGTAATCACCAATTGTAACCGCTCTATTCTGTGAACTAAAATTAAATGTCACTAAGTTTCTTACTTCCTCAATTGACGGTGGGTTTGCACCTCCAATAGCAGCAGTGACATTAGTACACTGTATTGAGTTTCTTACAAAATTTGCGGTTTCTACTGAATTACCATTAACAACAAAATTTACAGTACCAACTGTGTTAATAACATTAACACCAACATTACTTTCTAATCCACCACCAACACGATATTGAATAAACAATGTTGTATTAGCCTTTGGTATAATTCCTAAACTTAAATTGTTTTGATAATCATTTAATCTAAGAGCAACGCCTGTTTGTGCGAAACTGGCTAATTGAGCATTTGCAGAATTATTACCACCACCAAACGTAATCTTCATAAAATTTTCGGGTGTAAATTCGGTCATAAATCTATTGTCAGTTCTAATATATTTTCCTGGTTTTATGTTTGATTGGTCTGTTGGTTTGTTTGGGTCTGGAATAAAAACATAATCTTCAGATAATGTAGGTACTTCATACCATTTTCCTATCGGTGATAAAAAATCTGAATAACTAGGTATATTTGTGTAAGAAATACCGTCTTTTTGAATTACAGATGTAACACCTAATACGTTTCTTTCGGGAAGATACAAACTTAAAAATGGGACTGCATCGGCAGGTGTTATTACTTTTTTGAAAACTTTTGTAATACCGTTTACTAAAACTTCTCTCTTCGTTATTCTGTAACCTTGGTTATTACCTTGTGCGTCTTTTATTGTAAGAACTTTTTGGTTTTTTTGACCAGTCGCGCTAAATTCAGATGCGAAATTAATGTCATTTGGGTTTTCAAAAGTTTGTCCCGCGCCGATAAATTGTGAACCAGCTTTTAATACACCCATATAGTCTGCATTAGGATTATCCCCTAACACAGGAACTGTAATTGAAATATCACAAACAACAACTGATGGTCTATTACCTGGTATTTTTAATCCATAAGTTCGAGCAATATTATAAACAGAACTTCTTTGTTGTGCAAATTCTAATACTGTTTCTTGAATACTTCTGTCAATATGATAATGTAAATTATCTGTTACCGCAGCGTTTAAATCCATTAATACCGAATAAACCGATGCATCATTAAAATTTTCAATTAAATCAGGATAATACCTTCTAGTATAATCTATGAGTTCTTGCCTTAACGCGGCGAAATCTCTTACGGTGTATGATATTCTTCTTTCTGCCATTTATTATTAAATATTTATAATTACAAAATCCCTTGATTGAAAGGTATTATCACTAATAGTATAGTCAATCCTCATTTTGGCAGTATATTCTTCGGTTCCTCTTCCAGCCACACGGTACACACCACCACCTAAATTTTCTGTGTTTAATGTTCCTTCTGATTCATATTCATTATATGGTAAAATAATAATATCATTAACAATCAGATTTGGAATGTATTTTGCGACATTATCTCGTATGTCATCTTTTAACGCTTCAAAAGTAATACCGTCTAAAGGTTCAAAAATAAATTCAAATATTTTTGTACCAAAATCGGGTAAATAATAACGACTACCCTTTCTAGTTAATATAAGGTGAATTAAATTACTTCTTATTTCTTCATCAGGATTTTGAGATAGTGATACGTAATCACCTTTTACTGATTCCCTGAATGGAAAATTTATACCATATGTTACTCCATTAGCCATTTTCAATAAATATAGTTGTGTTTCCTTTTTTGTGACGAGGAAAGTAAGGACAATTTTTACATCCGTTACCACAACAACTTCCTCGTTTTAAATGAAACTCTTTTGTGAAGACATATTTTCCATCTTCAATATAAAAATCAGAAGGGGAAAGTTTAGAACCTCCCCCTTCATCATTATGTTGTGATATGTTTTTTTTACTTGATTTCACAAGCTCCACCTGCACAAGCCAATTCACCACTCAAGTCTGTTTCGTCTGTTAACTCAACAACTTTTGTTAAATCGATATTTGTTAAAGATTTAAACATTCTTTCAAATGTTTCTTTATCACAATCTTCGAAAGGTGCTTGTTTATAAGTGTGGTCAGAAAATGGAAGTACCGATAAACCATTATAGTAGTCACGGTTTTCCCACATCCATTCACCAGCCAGTTCCCAATCTTCAGGTTTCAAACTGATTGTTGCTGAAACGTTGTGTGAATTTGAACCGCTTCTGTGTCCATGTCTAACCCATTCTTGTGTTACTTTTTTAACACGGTCCAATAATTGGAATGGTGATTCTGTTCTCAAAATTGCTCCTTCGGGTGCTTTTTGTGGTACAGAAATTACTGCGGTGTCGTGTGGACGGAAAAATTCATCTTCTATTAATTCAGGGTGGTAGATTGCTAAATATTGGTAAATTGCCTCGTTCTTACCAACACGAATTCTACGGATGTAGTAATCATTGTGCCAAGCGTGAATACCTGATGATGTTCCCAAAGTTAATGATGTTGTTCCTGCAGGTTTAACAGTTGTTGTACGAGCAGATTTGTTAATACCAATCATTTCAGCAACTCTTGCGTTTTCTTCTTTAACAAGTTTTGCAGCTTCTTTCATATCATAACCCAAAACAACACCTGAACCAATACCTGTCATTGATACACCAATCAACGCTTCTTTTTCAGTTGTACGTTTCCAAATATCTCTTAAGTAATGGAAATCAGTATAACCTGCTTGTAATGTTCCTATAAAAGCAGCAGCCTTTACACGTTCATTTAAATCTTCTTGTGACTCAATGTCTGATACATTTACTTCACATAAATTACAGAATTGATTTGGTCTCAAAGCAATTTCACAACATGGGTTTGTTCCCCAATCTTTATCATTTGTGAAATAAATACCAGGTTCACCAGCTCCTGAAGCCTCAACTCTTTTCCACAAATCTAAGAAAAATTCTTTTGTGATTTTGTGTCTAACAAGTGCCGCGGAATTATTAGCTCTACCTCTTTGTGGATTTGTTTCCCACCAAGCTCCTGACTTACAAGCTATCATTTCATTGTCGTCTGCCGAGAATAATGAAATCAATGCTGCTCTACGAATACCGCCCGCAAGAACTGCGTCTGCAATGTGACATACCATATCATGAACTTCGATTGGTGCCAATTTTTCACCATCTTCTTTTGCGTCCAACATTCCTTTAAGTTTATGAAGACAATCCTTCAATGGTTGTGGACCTGGTGCTTTACCTCCTGATGTTACAAGTCTTGCTCCTTTTGGTCTAATATCTGAAAAATCAAATTCAGGTGTTGAAAGAGCTTCACCAAAATATGATTTGAATAATACTTTAATTGCGTCAGCCCATCCTTCAATTGAATCTCCGATTAAAAATCTTCTTGTTCTGTTTGGATTTGGTTTTCTAATTTCTGGTAATTTGTCCACATGATGTTTTTGAACTGAATATCCAACACCTGTTCCGCCTAACAATAAAAACATTGTTTCAGCAAATGCGTCTAAGTGGTCGATAGGTAAGTAAGCACAATTGTAGATTCTGTTTGGAGAAATCTCAATTGGTTTACCACCAAATTGCATTGACCTCATTGAAGGTAATACTTTTTTATCGTAAACAAGTTTATATACTTGCATAATCTCGCCACCTAAATGTGGGTACTTCTTGATATGCATGTTCATGTTTCTTGTTACAAGTTCTTCCCACGTTTCTCTTCTGTTAACGTCAGGAAGATACTTTGCGTACTTCATGTAGACAGTTAAGTCTGACAGTATCTTTTGTGATGCGTCCATATAATTTTTTTTCTTAATTTTTTAATTTATTTCTTTTTGTTTTCTTTTTTCGAGTAATTCTTTTACTCTATTTCTATTTCTTTCTTCTTTCTGTTCTTCTAAACCTAAGAATGTAACAGAACTTTCAGTGTCAATTTGCATCAATTCATTGTCAAATTTACAGTTTTCAAACACGATACCATCTTGTCCAATTCTTGATTTGGTAATAGCTATTGTCGCGAGTTTCATTTCTTTTTGTTGGAGACTCTTTGCAACTGAAATAATAACGTGTCCTACTTGTGCCTTTTTGATTGAACCACCCATTTGGTCTGTGGTTACAACATCTGATGAAATTGAGCTTCTGTTTCCTTGTGTTGCAGTCCAACCTGCAACATCAAGTTCGTGACATAGAGCTTCGTAAGCTCTCATAACCGAACCTTCACTCTTCCATTCATCACCTAAATTTTTATCAGGTACAATACAATCAATATAATCCAATACAATCAAATCAATCTTATTGCCTTCGGCAATCATTTTTCTTACTTGATTTTTGATTTGAGACATGGTTAAAGTATCTGAGGGATATTTTTTCAAAATTAATCTATTTTTTGTATTTTCCCTAATTTCTCTAACTTTTTCCATAACTTCTTCTTTGTAGAAAGATAATTCGTCAGGTGCGATACCTGTCCACATTGTGAAGTGTTTTCTTTGGATGATTTTTGGATTGTCTTCAAAAAATATTTGAAGAACATTGTATCCTAAATTAAAAGCGTGGTTTGCAATTTTAGATAGTACCGTTGTTTTACCTACACCTGTTGGAGCCAAAATTACTCCTAATTCTCCCTTTGCTAATCCACCTTTTAACAAATTGTCAATACCTGGGATTCCGATAGGAATTGGGTGTCTGTAATCATCATCTAATACTTCATCTAAGTTTGTAAAAACGTCCTGTTCACCTTCATCTATTTCGCCAACCTGAAGAGCTTTGTTAACCATATCTTCTAATTGGTCATAACTCTCAAAGTCACCCTTATCAATAATTTTTTGAGCCTTAGACATAACTTTCTGTAACTCTTGTTGTTTACAGAATTTTAAAGCTTTTTCAATTACAAATTGGTGACCTTCTAAACTTGAGTCTTTTATTTGTATTAAGGTGTCGTGGACAATTCTTCTTGCCGCTTCTGATGATATTTCGGAACGAGTAAGTTGGTCTAATGTGTCAAATGAAGGAACACTTTCATACTTCGTATAATACTCTTTAATCATCTGTACGATGATTTTAAAGTACTGATTATCAAAATATTTTGAATCTAAAACGTCTACAATTGAACGAGCAAAATCTTTGTTTAAAATAAGTTGATTGATAAGTTGAATCTGAAATGTGTTGCCTAAATAACCGAAATTTTTGTCGTTCCCCATAACTGTGATAATTGACCTGTGTTGATAAATACTATCAATCGAGTTGATAGTTCAAATAAGTGTGTGAAAAA